CGGATTCGCTGACCTCGTCCATCACGACCGACGAGGCAGCGATGCTCGTCATCGCTGCGGAGTCCGCGAACTTCGCGAAGTTCTGGTAGTAGGAGTCTCGCGTCGACGCGTCGACCTCCTCGGGGTACAGCGCGAACCGAAGGTCGGTTCGAGCGTCCGCTGCCGAGCTCTCGACGGCGTCGAGTTCGTCCTGGGTCGCCGTCTCGAAACTGAGCTCGCCGGTCCCGATCGCGTTCTGCGAGACGTCGACAGTCAGCGTTCCGTTCTCGTCGTCGTAAGTGACGTCGAGCCCGTTCCCAGCAGCCAGCAGCGCGGCGACGACGTCCTCGATATCTTCATCGGTCTTACTGATTGGTCGGAGTGTCATCAGATCACCTCAGGTCCCGTCCTCGATGTGGAGCATGTCCTCGGCCTCGTCGTAGGCGATCGATCCCTCTGGCATGTCGGTTGGAATGTCGGATTTCGTTGCATATCTCGGGATGGTCAGCGTCTCGTTGATCGTCGCCACCTCGAACGTCCCCTCCGGAGCACGGTTCAGTTCGGTCGCCGTGTCGGCGCTGGTGTCGATCTCCCCGATCTTCAGCGACGAGTCCGACGGCGCCGCGCCGGTCGTGTTCACCACGATCGTCGGCGAGTCGTTCGTGCCGATGTTCCCGTCGACGAAGACGTGGTTCACGGCGCCGTCGGTCAGCGCGAGGCCGGCGCGCGCGTCCAGGTGGACGACGTGGTCGACGCGATGGCGGGTCTCGCCGGTCGAGGCCGCCGTCGCCGTGTCCCCGAGGAGGTACGCTTTCCCCTCGGAGACGTCGAACGTCAGGGCGCCGTAGTCGATGTTCTGGAGCTCGAGGCCGTACTCGACGTAGTCGGTGATGTTCGACCGGCCGAGGTGTTCGGCGAAGTTGGCCGCGTCGTCGGGGTCACCCGACTGCGGGAAGCTGTGGTCCGCCATCGGTCACCTCGTCTGCTCCAGCGGCACACGGAACTCCGAGCGCTCGCCGGCGTTGACCGTCACCGGAGCGCGGACCTCGCGCAGCACCAGGACGTCGCCGGCGAACAGGCCGAACTCCGTGATCGCCGTGTCGGCCGGTACCTCGAGGCCGCCGGAGACCTCGATGGCGTACTCTTCGATGCCGTGACCGGCCTCGAAGACGCCGTCCAGGTCGCGGGCCTGCTCCTCCTGGAGCTCCTGGTCGTCGATCGATGGCGGGTCGGTGCCGGTACCGACCGCGACCGCGTCGATCGGGCCGGATGCCAGTCCGGCTGCTCTATCGCCGAGCCATTCGAGTCCGTCGTCTGTGATGGTGCTTGTCATGGTTGGTTGTCAGGAAAGGGTACCTTCGCCGAGCTCACCGGTTCCCAGGCCGCTCGTCGACGTGATGACGCGCGTCCCGCTGCTGGTCGGCGTCACCGTATCGCCCTCGAGCAGGTAGTGAACCGGATCCAGGCGCTCGATAGCGAGCGGGTCGGCGAGGTCGGCGAGGGTACGGACGGTGCCCGTCTCGTGGGCGGTCCAGTCCGTGAGTTCGATTTCGTACTTGTTCGCGTCGAAGTCCTCGAGGACGTCGACGACATCGGTGTCGACGAGCAGGCCCGAGGAGACGGCCTGCTTGACGCCCGGGATGGTCCCGACGCCCTGGAAGAACGCCATCAGGGACATCAGGTACGCCCGGTAGGAGTCGTCGTCGCGACCGCGGCGCCGCCCGAGCACGCCGTACTCGTTCCCGATGAGGTTCAGCTCCTGGCCGGTCGCAGTCTCGATGTGGATCTCGTCCTTGACTTGCGCGAGATCCGCATCGAACTCGTCGAGCTCGCCCTGGTGGGCGTCGAGCCAGGGCTCGAACTCCATCGAGTCGTCGTACAGCGGGAACAGCGACGGGAGGCGGCCGCGGAGCGTCTGGTCGGTGTCCTCGGCCATCTTAGACCTCCGTCACCGTGGCGTCCCCGACGACCGACTTCTCCTGCGTCCCGAACGTGACGTCGTGGTCGACCTGGTGGTCGACGGTGAACGTCTCGCCGTCGTCGGGCGCAGCGCCGCCGATCGACCAGTCGATCGCGTCCGGCGTACCGTCGCCGGAGTCGTCGACCTCCTGGTAGTCGGTCCCCTTCTCGTACTGGTCGCCGGAGTCGTCCTCGACGTTCGCGACCGAGCCCGCGACGATCGGGGCGCGGTCGAGCGCGTAGACGCTCGTGCCGGCCTGGTACGTGTGGACCTCGTCGACGGCGGTCGTCGTCAGCGAGTCGATGCCCTCGATCCCGTCGTCGGCGTTCATGATCGTCTGGATCACCCGGTCGATGACGTACGTGTCACCGAGGCCGAGGTTGCCGACGTAGGTGCGGAGGTCCTCCTCGACGGCCGCGACGTCGACGTCGGAGCCGGAGACGTCGGCGGTGATGTCGAGGGTGACCTGCGTCGGGCGGACGAGCGTGCCCTCGATGGCGACCGGGCGGAGCTCGTCCATCTTGTCCCGCAGCGCGTCGTCGCTCGGGCCGCCGTCGACGACGTAGTCGAAGGTGTTCTCGTCGGTGTCCTCGACGATCTCGACGTTCTCGCTGTCGAGGCCGGCGAAGGCAGCGATGAGGCCGTTCTCGACGCCCTGGAGGGTGCCGCCGCCGGAAGTGCCGACCAGCGACTCCTTCGCGCGAGCGCGCAGCTCCTCGTCGGTCTCCTCGTCCTCCCCGCCGGTCGTGGCCTCGGGGTTGGTGACGGGCGGATTCCCGCCGACGCCCGGGACGGACTGGGGGAGGAACGTGATCGTGCCGGCGCCGACGTTGTAGTCGGTGCCGCGCTCGGCGGCCTCGACGTCGACGTCGACGGAGCTCTCTCCCTGGGGCGATACAACTTCCGTGGTCGTGAAGAACGCCAGGTACTCGCCATCGGCGTCGGGCTGCGTCCCGACGACGGTCCCGTTCGGGATGAGGACCTCGTCGGCCGACGTCTCGAAGGTGACCGTGCCGGTCGCGAAGGTCCCGGGGTCCCGGAACGTGGAGTACCGCTTCGCGAGCGCGTCCAGGTCGGAGGACTCGATGTACGAGTTCAGCAGCTCGAGGTCGACGCGCTCGGCGTCGACGCCGAGGTCGTCGAGGTCCTGCTCGGTGATCTCCTTGCCGGCGTAGTCGATGTACGCCGACAGCTGGACGGCGAGCGCCTCGTGCTGGCGCTCGCGCATCTCGGCGCTGAACCCGTCGTCCGTGATCGCCCGCTCGGGGCTGTTCGGACTGAAGTTCGTGATCGCCGACGCTGCCGCGATGGCGTCCCTGATGCGTTCGTAGATCTGCTCTTGTTGTTCTGGTTCAAGTACCATCGTGATCTCCTACAGTGGAAGGACGAACTCGCCGCGCTCGCCGGTCTCCGCGACCACGGTCAGCTGTACCTCGGCCGTCCCGGCGTCATCGGTACGTCTGACCTCGACGGGCTCGACGACTCGCTGGATCCGACCGTCGCGACGGGCGACGCGCTTCACGGCGATCTTGATCTCCTCCGCGAGGTCGGGCGTGAGCCGCTCGTGGAGCAGGTCGCCGAGTTCGAGCGTCGCTCCGAACGCGAGGTCGCGACCGAGGACGTCTTCGCCCTCGGCGAGCGCGAGCGAGCCGGCCCTCGTCTCGAAGTCCCAGCGGGCCCCAAACGAGAGCCCGCGGCCGTACATCTCCGCTTCGGTGGGGTCTGTGTCTGGCATGAAAAGCACCTCTCGTGGTCGACAGGCCTGCGTCAGCTCGACTCGACGTCGGCGCTCCCGTCGACGATCGTCCCGATCTGGTTCCCGGCGTCGTCCTCGACGGCGTCACCCTGGCGGGCGACCGGCTGCAGGTCGCCGTCCGGGTTCCCGAGGACGACCTGGCCCGAGTCGTCGAGCTCGACGACCAGGTCCGGGGAGCCGTCGCCGGCGCCGCTCGCGAGGCGCGCGAACGAGCCGTCGCCCGCGACCTTCACCGACAGGTCCCCGCGGCTGAACTGGACGTCGCCGACGTCGCCGATCGGGGCGCGGTCGTCGGGAGCGTCGCCGTACACCACCTGCGTGATGATCGGCTCGTCGCCGTCGCCGGCGAGGTACTCGACGAGGACGAGGTCGTTCGGCTCCGGGACCGTCAGCGCGCCCGACGTCGGGACGGCGATCGGGACGCGGTCGTGGCTCCGGATCTCGTGCGGGCCGGGCGGGATCGAGAGGTCGGCCTCGTGGTTCGAGGTGTCGTCGACGTCGCTGTGCGTGTAGACCTCCTCGACCTCGGCGATGCGCGGCATCCGGATCTCGTCCCGGATGACCTTCAGGATGCGAGCGCGCTCTGTGTTCTCGAGTTCTTCGTCAGTCATGGTGTTAGGCCTCGATGAGTCCCCCGAGGTTGCAGCGCGTGACGAACCCGCTCCTGGAGTCGAGGGTGTGTTTGATCGCGGAGACGAGGTACTCCTCGCCGCCGAGCGTCTCGGGCATCTGGACCGTGTCGAACGGCCGGATCGACTCGTTGCCGACCAGCTCGATCCAGCCCGACTTCTGCTGCGCCTGGAGGCGCTTGTGGATGGCGTCGGCCGCCTTCTGCGCCTGCTCCTGGGTCTGGATGTCGTTGTCCCGGAGCGTGAACCGCGGCGTGCCGGTGCCGGCCGTCGCGACGATCGGCGAGCTCGAGATCATGTACCGGTAGCCGAGGCCGCGCCGGGAGACGGGACTCGAGCCGATGACGCGCACGCTCTGGTAGGCGGGCGTCCGCTTCCCCGGGGAGGCGTCCCGGATCAGCTCGGCCTCGTGGCGCTCCGTCTCCGCCGCGATGTTCTCCGTGACGACGACCTCGTTCCCGGCGGACACCCACCAGGCCGCGTCGCCCCAGCGGGCGACCTTCTTCAGCACCTTGTCGCAGCGGGTCTCGTCGAACGACGGCGAGACGCGGACCTGCGGGAGGTCCACCTGGCCGGTGACGCCGGCCTCGGCGAGCGCGGCCTCGGTGATCTCGGTGATCGAGGCGCGGTTGTACGTCCCCGAGAGGGTGTTCAGCTTCAGGTCCGCGACGGCGTCGTAGCAGTTCAGCCGGATCCGCAGCGAGATCCCCGGCTTCGAGTTCCGGATCGTCCCCCGGAACACCAGCGTGTCGCGGAGGTAGACCTCGGCGTCGACCTCCTCGGGGATGTCCGTCTCCGAGAGCACGGTGACGTCGAGCTTCCCGGCGGTGTTGTACCGGTCGCTCTTGTACGTGAGGCCCGTGTCGAGCTCGGTCTGGTGGGACGTCCCGGAGGTGCCGCCGGAGACGATGCGGTACGTCTCGCCGGCGGCGCGCACCTCTCCGTAGACAGGCCGAGTCTCGATGGGCACTCACACCACCTCGATCAGGTCGACGATGTAGTCGTAGCGCCAGCCGGTGCTGTCCTCGACGCCCTGCGGGTCCGTGCTGACGTCGCTGATGTAGACGTCGCCGGAGTGCCTGGAGTGCCGGAGGCTGACGACCGTGCCGATCATGTCGTCGAGCGTGTTGGCGGTCTCCTTGTAGCAGGTCCCGCGCAGCGTCCAGTCGCGGGCCTCGCGGCCCATCGGCTGGAGTACCATCGCGCGGTCGTCCTCCTCGGAGAGCGGGAGGACCTCGTGCTGGACGTACTTCCCCGAGCCCTGGTTGCTCAGCTGAGGATGCTCGAACGCGAACTCGATGTCCCCGAGCCGGGCAGTGGGCCGGCGCTCGTCCGTGATGTTTTCGTTAGAGCTCATGGGTGGTCAGAACTGCTGGCCGTCCTCGCGGGCCCGCGATTCGCTGTTCGCCTTCCGGACGGCCTCGGTGACCGTCTGCTCGACCTGGGACTGCGAGGAGTCCCCGAAGTTGGCGCCGCGGAAGTCGTAGTGGTTCTTCGACTCCTCCTTCGTCCGGCCCTTGTCCTCGTCCTCGGGCGCGGACTCGGTTTCCTCGCCGGCCTTCAGACCGTCGAGGTTGACGGTCTCCTGGACGTCGCCGAAGTCGACGGAGACGCCCGGGATGGCGTTGACCACCGACATCGCCCAGTCCATGAGCTGCTGGATGGCGCCGATCGCGGTGTCGACCCACCCCATCACCGTCGAGATGACGGTGTCCACGACGCCCATGAACCAGTCGAAGACGCCGCCGACGAACTTGATGATCTCCCCGAGGTTCGCGATCGTCCAGATGACGACCCCGAGTGGCCCGAGGAGGAACGTCAGCGGTCCGAGCAGGTCCTCGATCGCGAGGATCATCCCGTACGTGACCTGGATGGCGAACTCGACGATCTCGACGAGGGCGTTCCAGACGCCCTTGACGAAGCCGATAATGTCGCCCCAGAGGCCGAAGTACGTGATGATGCCGACGACGGCGCCGATGAGCGCCCCGATCGCCAGGGCGGTCGCGGAGATCGGCGCCGTGATCACGCCGATGGCGCCGGCGAGCACGCCGGTCGCAGCTGCCGCGGCGCCGGCGACGCTCCCGTAGACAGCGACCACAGCTGTGTAGACCGCGAACGCCCCGGCTGCGGCCAGGACTGGCTCCGGGAGCGAGCCGATCAGCGTGGCCGTCCACCCGATGAGGCTGAGCAGTGGGTTCAGCACCGGGAGGACCAGGTCGAGGATGGCGACCCCGAGCGTGGTCAGCCCCGCTGCGGCGTCGACGACAGCACCACCGAGCCCGATCATCTCCGACTGGACGCGGACGGTGCTCTCGCGTAGGAACGCGATGAGCTGCGGGACGTCGCCGAGCATCGACGCGAGCGCCTCGAGGGACGGCATCAGTGCCGTCAGGGTCGTGTCGAGCTCGTCGAAGACAGCAGGGGCCGATGCCAGGATTTCACCCCCGAACATCGACCCCACCTCACGCAACGTCCCGGACATCTGCGCGAACCCGCGACTGGCGATCCCGACCAGCTCGATGACGCCCTCGAGGCCCGCCATCGCGAACTCGGTGTTCGCGGCGGTCTGGAGCGGCTCGGTCGCCTCCTTCAGCTGGCTGCCGAAGTCCTTGAAGATCGCCTGCATCGCCTCCGAGGAGTCCTCGAACTGGCTCGAGGCGGCGGCCATGTTCTCTGCCTTCCGCTGGAGGCCGCCGAACGCGATCGCGGCGATCCCGCCGGCCGCGGCGCCGGCGGCCGTCGCGACGCCTCCGAGCGCGCCCGCCAGGCCGAACAGCGGGACGACGCCGGCGGCGACGAGCGGCCCCATCGTGCCGATGCTGCCGCGGAGTGGCCCCATCGACGCGGCGAGGCCGAGCGACGACGTCGCGGCGTCGTCCATCGCGGAGTCGAGCGCCTTCGTCTCGAGGGCGGCCTGGAGCGCCTCGTCGCCCATCTCGTCGACGGCGCCCTTCGCCGTCCGCATCCCGACTCCCATCTGGATGGCCTCGTCGTCGACCTGGTCGAGCGCCGACCCGAGGGACCCGAACTCTACTCCTGACTGGACCGCTTCATCGCCCGCCGCCTCGGTGGCGTTCGCCGCGCTGTTCATCGCGCGGCTGATCGTCTCGGTGGCGAGGAGGCTGGCGTTGAGTGCCTCGAACATGTTATCCTTTCATCTCCTTTTTCTTCCGTCGACTCCGCTCGGCGCGAGCTACCCGCAGGAAAACGGCTTGAGGAACAGTGAGGTCGGCCGCGGAGTCGACGTTCGGGAGGCCGAACTGCTCGATGTCCTTCAGGAGCTCCTGGCCCTCGTCACTCGACGCGAAAGTCCTTCACCGAGTCACTCTCCGAGGAGACGGCGAGGATCAGGAACGACGTCGCGAAGAACTGCTCGTCCGGCCACAGCTCCATCAGGTCCCGCGTCTCCGAGTTCGAGATCTGGGAGTGCTCCAGGTGCTCGACGATGAACTCCTCCATCTCCTGGACGGACTCCTCGGTCAGCATCGTGTCCGAGGGCGCGTCGTCGGGCTCGGCCTTGCTCAGGTCGTCGAGCGAGGAGATGTCGTCGATGTCGAGCTGGTCGCGCTGCTCGCTCGCCTGCTCGTTCATGTACTCGACGAGCTCGTCCGGGAGCGAGTCGATGAACGCATGCCGCCGCGTCCGACTGGCACGTCGAATCTCGTACTCGATCGTGCCGTGCTTCGTCTCGATGATGTACGGTTTCTGCTCCGGTTCCTCCAGTACCTTGTTCAGAACTTCAACGTCGCTGTTTCGTGTCATGATGTTGTAGCCGCGAGAAGTAGTTGCTCAGCGGTTCGCCGATCGCGCTTCGTCGACGACGTCCTCAGAAGGGGATGGGCTCGCCGCCCGACCAGCTGATCGAGACGTTCGACTTCCCGTCGCCCGGGTGCGAGTGCTCGATGTCGTCGATGGTGACGTTCATGATCCGGTAGCCGCCACCGTGCTTCTTGTTCCGGAAGATGAGGCGGTGCTTGTTCTGCGGCGCCTCGTGGAGCTTCCGCTCCAGTTCCTGCTTGGTGCCGTCGTACTCGAGGTCCCCCTCCGTCGAGCGGGCTGCGAGCCCGCGGTCGGGGGCCTTCGAGTCGTCGAAGTTCGACTCGGCCCAGTCCCGGGTGTCGGTCCAGCCCTTGTCCGTGACTGGAACCACTTCGCCGTCGATGACGAGTTCGACGTCGTCACCAGTCTGATTGCGGTCGTTTTCCATGAGTTATCACCCGATCGTGATGGTGGTCTTGAACGTGTCGACGGCCTGTACCGGCGTCACGCCCATCTCGAGGGCGATCGTGCCCTGGGGCGTGTCGTCGACGGGCCGCACGAACAGGTTCACTTCGTTCGGCTGGTTCGGGAGGACGAGGCCTTCGTCGGCCATCCCCTCGAGCTGGGCCTGCGCCTCCTCGGCCGCGATCTCGTCGCGACCGGGCGTGTCCAGCGTGTTCATGATCTGCTGGGCGACCGCGTACACCACCAGGATGGCGCGGTCGACCACGCGGACCGTCTGGAAGTCCGTCTCCCAGTTCTCGCTGGTGTTCGTCGACACCGAGCCGTCGAGGTTGATCGAGCCCTCCTGCTTGATGGGGATGACCTGGGCGTTCCGCAGGTCGTTCCGCTCGCCCCAGTCGAAGAGGGCCGCGTCGTCCGACCCGGACTCGACGTCGACGCCGGAGAGCTGCTCGCCACGGATCGGGTTCTGGAGGTCGTTCCCCGCAGCGACCCCGGCGACCGCGCCGAGCAGCGTGTCCGTCGTGTTGTCCTGGCGGGCCGGCGCGAACGCGAACCCGGGCAGGGAGTCGAGGTTGTCCGCGTACTCCGTCGTGTTGTAGTCCGGGTCCGGCGTCGTCTCCTCGGTGTTGGCGTTCGGCGGCGCGCCGGCGCCGGCCTTCACCATCTTGTAGGCGGGGTCGCGGAGGTTCTCCGCCTTCGAGAAGAGCGTCGACGCGACGGACTCGGCGTCCGTCCCGGCGAAGTACACGCCGGACTCGCCCTCGTTCACGATGGGGTCGGCGGCGTCGAACGCCGCCTGCCAGTCGAGGTACTTGTAGTCGACCTCGAAGTCGGCTGCCGCGTCCGTCTCGATCTCCCCGGACTGCGGGCGGACGAAGGCCGTCTCCGCGCTCTGGGGCGTGTCGGGTGGCGAGTTGTACCGGAACTCGACGTCGTACTCCGTCGGCCCCGCCGGGTCGGTGACGGTGATCTCGTCGACGTCTTCGATGATGGGTGCGTTGTTCAGGGTGAAGGACTGCGTCGCCGCGTCGACGGCCTCGCCGGTCACCGACTGCGTCGACGGCATGACGCCCCACAGATACGCTGTGTTGGCGCCGTTGTCGATGGCCTGCTTCAGCAGCTGGGTGAGGTGACTGCCCTCGCCGAACTGCGTCTCGGCCTCTTCCTTCGCCCCGATCTTCACCGGGCTGTTCGTCTGTGCGTCCCCGTTCGCCGGGTCGCCGCGCGCGAAGATGACGAGCTTCTCTTCGGCACCGATCGAGATGCCTCCGATAGCGCCACCCTCGAGCGTGACCTCGGTTCCGGGGGACTGACCGATTGTAACTACCATGTTGGTTGTGTGGAATGTTGGTTCGCGAGCGATTCAGTACTCCCAGACGATCCGACCGTCGTCGTCCTCGGACATCTCCGACGGCGCCGCGACGGTGACCTCAGTCAGCGCCGGGTCATCCGTGGTGATCTCGTGGTACCACGTCACCGCGAGCTCCTGCTGCCAGCGCCGGAGCCCCGGGCCGGCCAGGTCGTCCATCCGCTGGCCGTTCCCGACCGTGAAGTCCTCGATCTCCTCGACGACACCGCCGTCGCCGTCGGGGAACGGATTCGAGAACAGCGCCGAGTCGTGCGGCAGCAGCGCCTGCTGGAACTCGCCGCCGAGCACCGACGCATCGAGCGCGTCGTTGCCGGCCGCCAGCGTGATCGCGACGTCGATCTGCATCTCCCAGGTCGGCCGGAAGATGCGGCCCTGCTGCTGCCCCGTGTCGTCGGTCAGGTAGCCGGCGAGGTCCGAGTCCCACTCGGTCGTCCGGGGGTTGCTCGGGATGTTGAACGAGACGATCGGCTGCTGGAGCCGGTTGTCCGTCCCCTCGGGGTCGAACTCGTGAGTGATGTAGTCACCACCCGTGAACTCGTCCGAGGCCTCGAGGGCGCGGACGATGGCCTGGAGGACGTCTTCTGGCGTCATTGGAACACCTTCTCGAACAGCTCCTCGATCTCCTCCTGGATCTCCTGGGCGAGGTCGGAGTTCCGGAGCGCGGGCCGCAGGTGCGGCTGGGCCGGCGTCCCCGGGTGGTTCACCGACCGCTTCCGGATCAGCTGACCATCCTCACCCTCGAAGTACAGGAACCCGCCGTCGTCGGCCTCGATGACGTGGGCATCGGTGCCGAACTCGACGTGGGGCCCGTACTCGACCGACGTACCGACCATGTAGTGGGCGGTGTCGACGCGAGCGTACCGGTACGAGTTCCGCAGGTTCCCGGTGTCGACCGCGCCGTGCTTGGTGAGGTTCTGCTTCGTTCGACGCTCGACCCCCGCCGCCGTTGTCTCGACCGCCGAATCGAGAGCGTCGTCGACGAGGCGCTCGCCGTTCTCCAGCTGCTGTTGGAACACCCGGAGCTGTTCGGCGAGCTCGTCGAAGCCGTCGAACGAGGTCATGCCGAGAAGATCAGGTCGCTACTGTCGCTACTCTCGTCCTCCTCGGACGTCTCGATACTCGACCGAAGTGACCGGTAGACCTCATGGACTTCGCGAGCGAACTCCATGGTGTCCGAGCCAGCGCCGCCGTACATCTCGCCCGACAGCGCGTCTTCCGGGTGCTCGGGACCGATGAAGAGGATGTAGCTGGCGTAGGCGTTGGCCGCTCGCGCGTGGAGCGGCGACGGATCGCCGATGACGTCGCCGTCGTTGACGTCCGCCTCGAGCTTGCTCTCGGCCATCTCGGCCGCGTCCAGCTTCGACTCGGTGTCGCCCTCCCAGAGGTCCGGGCCCGTGAGCGGGATCTCGGCGAGCTCGTTGATGTACTTGAGGTCCGATTCGTCCTCGTAGCTCATGGGTCACTACTCGCGGGCCGCGTCGATTGCGTCCTGTGCGGTCGACCGGTCCTCGCCGGCCTCCTCCGCCGCGGCGATCGCGTCGAGCTCGGCGGCCGAGTAGTCGCCCTCGTCGAGGAGCTCCTCGAGTTCGCCGACCGTCTTCTCGGTCGGGTCGAACGGCGGCTCGGCGACGACGTCGTCGTCCTCCTGGTCGTCCCCGGAGGTCGCGTCGGCGCCGGCGCCGGCGTCGCCGTCGACGTACTCGATGTTCGGGTAGGTGTCGTCGATGACTCTCGCGACCGACTCGTCGTCGACGGCGGCGGTCCCGCCCTCGAACTCGAGGACGCCGTCAGGATGCTGGCCGAGGGCCAGCGTGACGTCCTCCTGGTCGGTCGTGAGCTGAAGCTCGTGAGTCATGGACGATCAGCCCTGGACCCGGACGGCGGCCTCGGAGTGCTTGTCGGTCCAGCCGTACGCGGTCTTGATCTTCATCTTGATGGCGTCGGCGTCGAAGTCGGTGGCCTGGTCGGTGTCGACGCCCTGCCACTCGCCCTCGTACCCGAACTCGTCGGTGTCGACGAGGATCGCCTCGTTGGCGCCGACGGAGACGTTGTTCGAGAACATGAAGCGGATGCCGGCGAACTCGCCGAGCTCGCCGTTCTGGACCGCCTCGTCCCCGAGGTCGGTGCCCCGTTCGGCGAGGTAGTTGATGAGCGACTCCTTGCCGGACGGACCGACGAGCGCCATGTCGGCGGTGAAGCCGTCCTCACCGCGCTGGGCGAGCTCGGTCGCGCCGGCGTTGATGTCGGTGAAGCTGAGGGTGCCGTCGTCGTCGCCGACGGCGTTGCCAGTGGGCGCGGCCGCGTCGAGGACCGCGAACGCCGCCCGGTCCAGCTTCTTCGCCATGTTCTTCGCGTGGCCGTCCAGGTGGTCCTGGACGAGGTCGAAGATGTTGTCGTTGATGTCCTCCTCCGGGATCTTCGAGCCCTTCTTGAAGATCTGCCGGGCGATCTCCGGACGACCGTACTCCTCGCGGTCGTAGGTCGTGTCCGCGCCGGGCTCGACCTCTTCGGGCTCGCCGAGCTCCTCGGCGGGCACCGGGATCTGGTAGGTTTCGCCGGCGCCCTCGGGGATCCCTCCAGGCGGGTCCTGGAAGAACTCGCGGACGACGGTCTGTGCTTCGACTCGTTCGGCAGCGACCTCACGAACGGTCGTGGGGTCGACGATCTGAGTGATGTCAGGAAGCGGCATGTCGTATCAGAGTTGTGTGGTGTTGGTTGGCTGCTCGTTCTACAAATCGACGTGGGCGTAGCCGTCCGGGACGTCGGGGATGCCGCCGGGGGCCGCGCCCTCGGCGTACATCGTCAGGATGCCCTTCGCGCTGGTGCCCGCGGCGAGCTGGCCCTCGGTGGCCGAGGCGCCGAGCTCGACGCCCGGGCCGACGCCGGCCGCGACGTTCGCGACGACGGGCCCGCTGTAGGTCACGAGGACGTTGTCCCCGGCCTCGTAGCCGTCTCCGCCGTTGTAGCCGGCGACGCCGTAGACGGTCGTGTCGTTGGTGTCGTCAGCGGTGACGAGTTCGCCGTTCGCGTCGAGCGCG